ACCAAATGAACTTCCAAGAACGCATGTCGAACACCGCTTACCAACGGTCAATGGCCGACCTTGAAAAAGCCGGCCTTAATCCAATGCTCGCATACATGCAAGGCGGCGCCTCTACTCCTCAAGGAGCAAGCGCCAACATGCAATCCGAACGCATGGGCGACGCACTCCTGGGAACCGTTAACTCCGGCCTAGACTACGCACGGTACAAAAAGGACCGCGAAGCCGCAGACGCGAGCATTAAACTGCAAAACGCATCTGAAAAAGTCGCCATAGCCGACGCCGAAGTAAAAGAAACGAACGCAAAAATCGCGAAAGCGACACTTCCTGCCGTTCAATCCGAAGCAAGACTTCGGAAAGCAACCGCCGACATTGACACGCAAATGGTCGAACCCGACGCCATCGGCTCCCGTTTGGGCGCCGTACTAGACACGGCGGCAAAATTCGTACCAAGGATTCATTACGGCAACGGCGGGCAACAAAGAGAATCATGGTCCGACAGAAAAGCCCGCCAAGAGGACACAATGATTCGCAAAAGCCTCGAACAATACCACTCCGGAAAGGAACCGCAGAAATGAGCCAAGAACTAACCTACCCGATCAGGTCCGCCGGCAATCCCGGCCAAAACAACCATTCAATCTCCTTTATAGGAGATCCAGGTCTTACAGACCAATCCGGTAAAGACGACGCAGACATTAACAACATCGTCAAAAAATTCCTCAATACCGGACAACTGCCTCAAATGATGCAGTCAAAACCTCAGTACGGAGACTTCTCTGACGCTCCGACATATCAAGCTGCGTTAAACACCGTCATTCATGCGGAGCAGCAATTCAGCGCGTTAAGCGCTCATATCCGCGCAAGATTCGGAAATGACCCCGCACAATTTCTCGAATTTGCAACAAATCCAAAAAATGGAGCAGAAATGATCTCTATGGGACTTGCTCAAAAACGGGCGGCTGACCCCTTGTCACCCCCCTCGCAAGCTCCCCAAGCCCCTGCTGCTTCGTTAAAAACGAAAGCGAAACCTCCATCTGAACCGAAAGGTGAAGAATAAACCGAAAGTGGTGCCAGTTCATCCTACTTGATGTAACTGGCACCACTCATAGGGACCAATCAAGTCAACAATCAAAAATAGGAGATTTGACACTCATGGCAAAGCGACAAAAATTAAGTCCCAAAAAGTCTAAAAGACTCTTCACTAAAACCGCCTCCCGCTCTCATAAAATTAACTCACGTGCTAAACCCATGCGGGGCGGTATCAGACTCTAAACCCTAAAAATAGAAAGGGCCCAAAGCAATGCCGTGCTTCAGACCCCTTCAAGCTTATCGCTCCTCTATCATTAACACGGAATCTGGCAAGAGATCCACCGTGTTCAATCCGACAGAAGCATGGAGCGATGAACCCGAAGGCTTCAAACTGCCTTGCGGTCAATGTCAACATTGCCGCTTGGCACACTCCCGAGACTGGGCTACCCGCGCAGTTCTCGAATCCAAAATGTACGAAGATAACTGCTTCGTAACACTCACCTACAAAGACGAGTATCTCCCCAAAGGAGGCTCGCTTGATTATTCCGCCGCACCCCTCTTTATGATGCGGCTCCGTGAGCGCTTCGGCTCTGGAATTAGATCCTTCGGCTGCGCCGAGTATGGCGAAGAATTTCGCCGTCCCCACTTTCATCTTTGTATATTCAATTTCGACTTTAAGGATAAAAAGCACTGGCGTATGTCAGGCGAGTTTCAACTATATCGCTCTGAAGCGCTCGAACAATTGTGGCCCTTCGGCCATTCATCTATCGGCGATCTCACATTCGAGACAGCAGCGTATACAGCCCGATATGTGATGAAAAAAATAACTGGCGGCAGAGCTGCCGCACACTACGGAGAAGAAGAAACAATCCATCCGCTCACAGGCGAAATAACAAAAAATCTTACTCTCAATCCAGAACGTTCTATATGCGTTTCACGCAATCCCGGCCTTGGCCGTCCCTGGTACGAAAAATTCGGACCCTCTTCTTGCTCCAATGGATACATCCCAATTAACGGAAAAAAATTTCCGATTCCAAAATACTTTCTCAACCGTTTCGACGTTGACTCTCCAGAAATCTCTGCTATTAAAAAAGCACAACGTAAAAGAGCTGGCGAGGAAGCAAATCGCAAAATCGAAGAAGAATCTCTTCGCTTCGTCAGCATTGACGTTCCAATTTCTCATGCCGGAGAAATGGTAGAAACTGTGCGCTACCAGATCCCAGCACCTCACCGACTCGATGTGATCGAAAAGGTGACTCAACTAAAAACCGCACAGTTAAAGCGAGCATTCGAATGTCCGTCCTCAAACTCTTCTCAGTCCATGATTCCAAAGTTGGCGCCTTCGCACGACCTTTCCCCGCGAGATCCGCGGGCGAAGCGCTACGTTCTTTCGAAAGTGAGGTAAACAACCCCGAGTCATATATGTTTCAATACCCTAACGATTTCTGTTTATTCGAAATCGGTTCCTTCGACGAAACATCTGGACTTTTAGCAGCGAGCGTCCCACCATATTCACATGGACTCGCCATCACTCTTAAAAAAGTTGCCCCTGTTCTCAATCATTCGATTCCTGTTGGAACTCCTAGGCTTGATAAAGAAATACAAGCCGGATCTCCCGATCGAGGACAACACACAAACCCTGAAATGAACGCCGAAGGCGTTCAAAAAATCAAAGAAATCCTAATGGCGAACGCAGCTTCGCAGAAAGCGATGAACTAACATGTTCGGTGGAAAAACGGGAAATCTCCCATCAGTGATGAAGCACGACTTTGCCCAAGTACCGACGGCGGAGATTCCCCGTTCTTCCTTCGACAGATCTCATGGCTACAAAACAACATTCGACCCAGGATATTTAATTCCTGTATTTATCGACGAGGCACTACCAGGTGACACTTTCAACCTCAACATGGCTACATTTGCTCGTCTCGCTACTCCTCTTGTCCCTGTCATGGACAATCTCTATCTGGATAGTTTCTTTTTCGCTGTTCCATATCGTCTCGTATGGACGAACTTTAAAAAATTCATGGGCGAACAAGACAACCCAGGAGACTCTACGTCCTATCTCGTCCCAACCATGCAGTCCCCAGCATCTGGACCAGCAGTCGAATCCCTAGCTGATTACATGGGCATCCCGACCGTCAACCAGGTCGGAACAGGCAACGTCCTTACTTATAATTCCTTGCATTTCAGAGCATATAATCTGATATGGAATTCTCATTTTCGGGACGAAAATTTACAAAACTCAGCAGTCGTTGACGTCGACGACGGCCCCGACACCTACACTGACTATGTCTTACTTAAACGGGGCAAACGTCACGACTACTTTACTTCCTGCCTACCCTGGGCACAAAAAGGAACCGCCGTTACTATTCCACTTGGCACGTCCGCACCCGTTCTCGGAATCGGCAAACTAAACCAAAATTTCACCGGCGCCTCTGGCACATTCTACGAATCGGACTCAACTACATCGGCCTATACCTTCTACTCGGGCATCGACCCGGCCGATAACGATCAAAAATATTATGTCAAAGGCTCAGCGGCTACCGGCGGCTATCCACAAATAACCGCGGATCTCTCAGCAGCAACCGCCGCAACAATCAATGCTCTTCGACAAGCCTTTGCTACCCAAAAACTGTACGAGCGCGATGCGCGAGGCGGAACCCGCTATATCGAACTCGTAAAGGCCCATTTCGGCGTCACCTCACCCGACGCTCGACAACAACGTCCAGAATATTTGGGCGGGTCGAGTACACCGATCACCTTTACGCCAATTCCTCAAACATCTGCTACCGGTCTTACCGGCGGCTCCACCGTTGCTGGCTCTCTCGCAGCAATGGCTACCCAATCTTCCTCTGGATCTGGGTTCGTGAAGTCATTCACAGAACACACGCTCCTAATCGGCCTGGTTTCAGTCCGGGCCGATCTCAATTATCAACAAGGCATGAACCGCATGTGGAACAGGCAAACGAAGTTAGACTTCTACTGGCCTGCCTTGTCTCACATCGGCGAACAATCCGTTCTCTCCAAAGAAATCTTCTGCGACGGCAACGCCGGCGATACAGACGTCTTTGGATATCAGGAACGTTACGCCGAATACCGCTATAAACCGTCTCAAATCACCGGCAAATTCCGCTCCACAATCGCATCAGGAACCCTTGATATCTGGCATCTCGCCCAAAACTTCGCTTCCCGTCCTACTCTCGGCGACACCTTCATCAAGGAAACTCCACCCGTCTCTCGAATTTCTGCCGTTCCATCACAACCCCAGCTAATGCTTGACTGTTACTTCAATCTCAAATGCGCCCGTCCTATGCCGACGTATGGCATTCCGGGCATGATTGACAGGTTTTAATGGGCCTCCGGATAAACACCAACACCATCGGCCCGGCCCAAGGAGGCTCAAACATGCTTCTTCCTGCTCTAGCCGCTGGCGCCATTGGCGGAATCGGGAACATTATTTCCCAAAACTCAGCCAACAACGCCAATCGCGAAATAGCCCACGACCAAATGAACTTCCAAGAACGCATGTCGAACACCGCTTACCAACGGTCAATGGCCGACCTTGAAAAAGCCGGCCTTAATCCAATGCTCGCATACATGCAAGGCGGCGCCTCTACTCCTCA